ATCTCAACTCTCTGCAAACCTGGAATAGCATCAAGTACATCCCTATGAAGGGGCAGGTTATGTGGGACATATTGAATTTAGGGGTTTTGATGAGCTTTAAGTGATATTTTTTTGGTATGTTTATGAAACATTTAGGGGACTTATGTGGTAAGCACATGGTCTTTTTTTGTTTTGTGCGGGTGATTTTTGTATATGGGACTATTTAGGTTTTTTGGGGTTTTGTTGCATGTAATATGGGAACTTTTGTTTACAATTTATTTTTGTTTATTTTTTTATATATTAAATAGTTATGGTTTTTTAGTCGTTGTTTTTGCTTCCGACTAAAATTTTAAAAGCAAAATTTACTGAAAAAAGGGAAATCCACGCAAACCCTTTAGTTGTAAGGGAAAGGCTGTTTTGGACAAATCCGAAGTCGGAAGCAATTATGGAGATGAAAGACTGGGAATTGTGCTAAAAACGCTTATAACAGGAAGGGCCACTGAGCCTATTATTAACATTATTCCATATACTGTTCGGCCTTTTACTATTCCAATAATTGCCAAAATAAAAGTTGTTAATGCAAAAGCAAATCCTATTAACCCTGCGCCAAAACTCCAGGCCAATAATATTAATCCTATACGGCAAAGTCTTAAGCTCTGATACTCGTCTGTATCTTTTTCATGTGGATTTGTAGCGCCATAAATATAAACAGTAATAGCTAAGGCTATTAATATTGAGAACCAATCCAAATCAGTCATTGTAAACATTCTTATTTCCTATAAGTTGAAATTAATAAATATCACATTGCCCGCTTTTTTAGAATTTCTCCGCGGTATTCATTTTGGTCTTTCTTCCGTATGCGATCGGCTTGCTTAAGGCTTTTCTTTATATTCTAAGACCCGATCAATTATTTTTGAAGAAATTAACATTTTGCGAATTTTTCTCTTGACTTGCTCGCAATATGCGAATAAGTCTTATCTAAACAATAAATAAAAATAGATAAAGAGGTTAATAATGACACCAAAAGAAATACAAGCTGCACTTAAAAATAAAGGAACAACACAAAAAACCATTGCCCTTGATCTCGGAGTAGCAGAAATGACTGTTTCAAATGTGATTCACGGGCGGGCGGTTTCAGATCGCATATTTACAGCAATCGCAAAGGCTATAGACAAACCCAAAGATGAGGCTTTCACATACTATCGTGGCCCTAAATTGCGCAAAACCTCCAAAGCCTTTGGCCAAATTGATAAAAGAGCAGCTTAATAACCCTTATTAAAAAAATAAAATAATAGCAATGGCTAAAAAAACAAAAAAAATAGACAACAGGCAGCTTCCTCTACCTTTTACAGAGCGTGTTGAAAACAGTCTGAAAGAGGTTGAAAATGTTTTTGATGAAATCAATCATCAAAGTAGCCCCCGGAAAGCTATGGAAAATTTTGCAGACGCATGTATGGAAATTGCCTCTGCAATCAAAAAATCTATAAAAGCATCAGGCCTTTCAAGGAATGATGTCGCTGATCGAGTCAATAAATATTTTAGCTGGCCGACAGCGGCAGAAATGGAATCTCTGAAAAAAACCGGAGATGATAAAGGCCGCAAACACCTGTATGCACACATGTTTAATCATTATCTTTCCAAACCGGTTGACTACCCGATCCCAGCGGGCATTCTGTATGCAATTCAGGGTGTAACAGGCTCTCTCGCTGTTTGCAGATCCCTGGCCGAGGCTGAGGATGCAGAGGTCGTATCAAGACAGGAAAAAGACACACTGATGGTAGGCAGAATGTATGATGCAAAGATGGGAATATCGCGGCTCATGAATGAATTTAAGAAAAAAAGGAGATAGTATGAAGATAGGTATTATGGGAACACACGGAACCGGCAAATCAGGCTTCGCCCTGCAGCTTGCAGCGGATTTAAAGAAAAAACATCCTGGCATTCAGGTCGGAATTGTATCCGAAATCGCAAGGAATTGCCCCTTCGCTATCAATAAAGACACTTCTGTAGAGGCGCAATTATGGATTTATAATGCTCAGATGATTGCAGAGCTTGAGGCGTCTCTAAAAAATGACATCATTGTCTGCGACAGAACAATTTTAGACGGCCTTGCATATACAAAAGAAGCAGGATTCAAGGAAATATTTAAAGAATATTTTTATAACGCGCTGAACTGGTTAGGCACTTATGATGAAATTTATTGGTGCAGGCCGAAAGCTGCAATCGCAGATGACGGTTTCAGAGACACAGACCAGGCTTTTCAATCCAGAATAGACCTCATTATAGAGAGTTGGGTAAAAAACTATAAAATTCCAGTTGAAATCGTATAGGAGAAATAAAAACATGCTGTATGACATAGAATTGTCCGAAAAAACCCGGCTACAGGAGCTGCAAACGGTAATAAAAAAAAATATCCGGGGATTTGTTTTGACAGGCCAAGCGCTGGCAGAAATACGGGACAGCCGTCTGTATAGGCAAAAATACCATACGTTTGAAGACTACTGCAAGTATGAGTGGGATATGGGGAAAAGGTATTCAAGTATGTTGATTTTATCATCGGATGTAGTTGAAAATTTAAAGCAGAATGGGAACCTTGGTTCCCATTCTGAAACGCAACAAAATAAAATAAATACAAATTCAGCAAATATCAACCCTTCTGAAACAAAAATCCTGCCTGCAAACGAACGCCAGGCAAGGCCGTTAACCAGGTTAGATCCTGAAAGACAGGTAGAAGCATGGCTGAAAGTAATAGAGGCTGCAGACGGCGGCAGAATATCAGCAGCCCTGGTCGCAAGAATAGTTCAGGCGGTTCAGGACAATAAAACAGACAAAGAAATAGGTAAAATAAAAGAACGTATAGACACAGAAAACATCTACACCAGGCCGTTTAAGGTCGGCTTTCAGGCGTTTCTTGATGTTGTATGCGACGCAAGAGACAAAAATTGGAAGGAAAACAGTAAAAAAGCAGTGATAAAGCACATTGACGAGCTCAAAAAACTAATTATTGAGGACTAAAAGTGGAAATTTCTGCGAATGAGCTTGGCAATATTCTGAATACTTCAAACAGGGCAGTCAGAATGAAAGCACAAAAACAATCATGGTCAGCCGGATCGGAAACAAAAAAAGGGGGCAGGCAAAAAAAATATATTGCCGGCCTTTTGCCTGAAGATATCCGCAGCGCCGCCGCAAAAAAAGAAATTGAATCCGCAGGGCTGTCTATAAGCCCAGTTATCACGGAAACACAGGACTGCAACGTTCCGGAACGTGCAAAAAAAACAGGCCTGGCAAAATTTCAGCTTGTCAAGGCCTTTCAGTTTGCCAAAGAGTCTGCAGTATGGGGCAAAAAACAGCGGGCGGCAAGAGACTTTATTCTGGCATATAACTCAGGGGTTTATCTTCCCCTTGTTTTTCAGCAAATAGGAAAAATAACTAAAAAAACCCTGGGCAATCTCGAACGAAAGCTCGTTGCAAATGGCGGCTCTTATCTGGCCCTTTGTGATGGCCGGGGCGGATGGAAAAAACATGGCACAACAAAATGGAAAGCACGTAATTTGACTGAAGAAACGAAAAGAGTCTTTTTGCAATGCTATCTTCAGCCCAGCCAGCCGTCTGTGATTATGGCAATCAGGGCGACAAGAATTATAATGGAAAAAAAGAATATAATTGAAAACAGCGCAGACTCAACATTTCGGCGCTGGCTCACTGATTATACAGAAATCAATTCCCATGTAATCTGTCTTGCAAGAGAGGGGATGAAAGCATATCAGGATCAATACGCGCCATATATTACCCGTGATGCCTCTGCCCTGTCTCCCGGTCAATGCCTTGTTGCAGACGGAAAGGTTTTAAACTTTCTTATCCTGCATCCGGAAACAGGCAAACCTGTCAGAATGATTCTTATAGTATTTTTTGACTGGGCAAGTAGATGCCCTGTTGGATGGCAGCTCATGCCAACAGAAAATACAATGGCCATACATGCAGCATTCAGGCGCTCGGCAATCAATCTCGGGAGATATCCTGAAGCTGTTTATATCGATAACGGCCGTGCTTTCAAGTCTAAATTTTTCATAACAACAAATCCTGACATGAATGAATTTGCAGGCCTTTATGGCCGTGTCGGCACGGCAGTGCAAACAGCAAAGCCCTATTCAGGCAGATCAAAAGTAGTGGAAAGGTTCTTTCTTACATTTCAAGAGCAGTGCGAATGCCTGCTGCCATCTTTTTGCGGAGATTCAATCGCAACAAAACCGGCATGGATGCATAGAAACGAGAAGTTTCACAAGGCATGGCATAAAGCAAAAACAGACAACTGGGTCCCGAGTATAGACGAGGCCGGACATATTATAGAGTCATATTTCAGATGGTATGTTAATCAGCCCCACGCAGGACTCAACGGCAGCAAGCCGATTGACGTGCTTCAGCCGGGGCTTGGGCCTGGAATTGACGCAAACACCCTAAATTATGACTTTTTGTGGCGCAAAGAAATAGCGCCCCGCAAATGCCGCGTCAGGCTGTACGGCATAGATTATGAGGCTGATTTTCTTCACGGCCGCAGCGCAAATGCAAAGCTGCTTATAATGTATGATGCCTCTGACCTGCGCAAAATATATTGTTATTCTAAAGACAAACAATACCTCGGCGAAGCTCTGCCCGTGCGGGCTCTTCATCCGCTTGCATCTCTCTTTGGAGATCAAATCGCAATGGATGCCGTCACAAAAACAATCAAACATCATGCAAGCCTGGCAAAAAAAACAAAAGAACAGCTTTTAGAACTGGGGGCCTCATCATCCGATATTCAAACATTAGATGCCCTCCCATACAACAAAGTTGTCCCGATTAACAGGGCCCAAAATACGCATATTAAAACCCAAAATCAGCCGGAAAAAATGGATAAAACTGAAATAAAACGCCTGGAGCTAATTATGGAGCAGGCCGAAAAAGATAAAGCTCAGGAACAGAAAATAAAACGTCCGGCAATCTGGCAGTCTGATTTGCAGCATTATGAATGGGCGTTTGCAGTCGAATACGAGCACAGACAGGATCTGAACGAAGAGGATGCAGCCTTTATGGCATACTTTGAAAAGACCGAAGAGTTTAAAGAAAATTATTATAACCGGTTCGCAGATTTGAAAGAATTATACAGCCTGATGGACAGGCAAAAACAGGTAAAGGGAGGATGATGAAACGAATATTTCTTGAAACCAAACGTGTTGTTGAATTCCGTGAAGCCCTGTCGGTTGTGGAGGACATGGAAAAAGGTCAGCCCGGACTGATGGTTGTCTGGGGACAGCCTGGCCGGGGAAAAACCGAATGCGCAAGGGAATATGCTGTCAGGACAGGCGCATGTTATATCAGAGTCATGGAAGACTGGACGCCGCGCGGAATGTTGGCGGCAATATGCAGCTCTATCAACGGTATGGAGCCGCACACAAAAGAGCGCGCAAAAAAGATTATCTGTGAAGAGTTGGAAGCAAACAACCTTACAATTCTTGTTGATGAAGCTGACCGGCTGAAGATTAACCTGATAGAGCATCTCCGTGACATTCACGATCTAACAGGCGCGCCGGTTGTGCTAATCGGGGAGCCGGAACTGTACGCAACGGTTTCAGCGCGACCAAGAATTTTAAGCAGGGTCACAAAAACTGTAGAGTTTGGGCCTGTAATTACAGAAGATGTGCTGCTTCTTGGAATGAAAGCAGCCGATCTGAAAATAGAACCTGAAGCTGCAGGCGCTTTGGCTGCAAGGGCAAAAGGGGATTTTAGGACTGTATGGCTTGATCTTAGAGACATGGAACGGCTTGCCAGGGCAAATAAAATTAACGCGGTTACTCTTGATCATGTAAATGCACTGCCTGCAAGAAAAAAAGGCCCGACAGGGGGACGCAGAAAATGAAAATCAATATAACGGATCAGGTACGGCAATACGCTTCCGTACAAAATCTTATACGGAAAAAACAGGTGCAAAAAGACCTTAATCTTTCCAAAGAGCAGGCAAAAAGTTCTGTGGAAACTCTTTGCTCCCAGGGCGCCCTGAAACGGATCAGTCACGGCCTTTATGAGTTTTGCAATAAAACCCCTGCGCAAAAAAGCATTGTAGAAAATAAGATTCGTCATGCATTAAGGATTAATCCTGTGTTTACATCCGGTGAAATAGCTCTCCAGACAGGGTCAACAATTAACTATATATATAAACGGCTGAAGTATTACCTTGCAGAAAATTTGATTAAGCCGTCAGGCCGCAAACAAAACATTACCGGCGGATATGAAAAATTATGGCGACTTACGGCAAAAGGCCAGGCTTTTTTCAAGAAGCCTGTGCTGTACAGAGAGTTCAAGCCTGAACCAATAATAGAAGAGACGGTAAATCTTAACAGGCTGATATGCTCAGGACGCGTGATATGTGATGATGCAGCATGCAAAGAAGCCATAGACCTTTGCCGAAACATTGAAAAAAAATTAAAACAAAAACAGGAGGTGCAGCCATGAAATTAAAAGATACACATATCTGTATTGATTGTGATGAGGTTTTTCAGCCCAGATACCCGAAAATATTGGCCTGCCCGCGCTGCGGATCACAACAGACAACAAGGCTTGGAAAATGGATAATGCCCATGTCAAACCTCAGAGAGTTAAACAGATGCTCTGAAAAAATAGAAAGCTGGAGGGCAGCATGAACCGGCTTTCAAACAAAAAAATAGCGCTGATTCATGTAGCAAAAACAAAAACAGGCATGACAGAGGATGAATACAGAGACATGCTGCAAAGTTTTGGCGCTGACTCATCAAAAAAACTGAATCCGGCTGTGTTTCAAGATGTTATGAAACATTTTGAAAAAATGGGCTTTAAGAGCACAAGTCACAAAAAAAATAAAAAAGCTGCGGTTCAAAACAGGCCTCTAATCTCAAAAATAAATGCAATATTAAACGACCTTGATCTACCTGAAAAATATGCAGACGGCATGGCACAGCGAATGTTTGGCATACAAACTTATAAGTGGTGCAGCCCGTCCCAGCTTCATAAGCTTGTTGCCGCCCTGTCATATTATCAGAAGAGGAGAAAGGCCTGATGGTACTAACCAAACATTTTATTTCAAACTGGGAAAAACGTGTAGGCAATACTCCCACAGTAAAAGGAGTCAAAAATATAATTCATAACTCAGTCAGGGTACAGTCTTTCAAAGAATTCACGCTGGTTGATGGCGCAAAGTATAAGAGGCTTGGGATATACTGGCAGCCGGACCTTGACATTGTGATATCGGTGGACCATCTGCGAGGCTGCGCTGTGTCCGTGCTGACACCGGAGGTTCTAAAAAAATGATAAATTCATGTTTAAAATGTAAAAATAAAGACATCGATAAAAATAACCCTGAGTGCAAGGAATGCGAGTTGCGAGTCCAGTATGTTAAATCAATAGGGCCTATGACGTGCACATCAGATCTTGAAAGTGAAAAAACAGGAGACAAAAATATAATGGAAAACGTTAAAGAAAAGGTATGCAAAACTTGCGGCAATCAATTTCCTGCAACGACTGAATATTTTCACGCAAACAAAAAAGCGTCTGACGGCTTGCAGTGCAATTGCAAAACATGCAGATCAATACATTCAAAAGAATATAGAAAAGCACGCAGGCTGGCTGTTACAGGGCAGCCACAGGGGGCTGTTATAGGGCAGCCACAAGGGGCTGCCCCTACAATAAACCGCCAGCCGGAAAAAAATCAGCAGGCAGAAAACATTCTGTCAATATCCTTTGCGGATTATCCTGAAATACTGGAGGAAATCAAAAAAATAGCAAAAGAAGAGTTCAGGAACCCAGAGCAGCAGATACTGTTTTGGATCAGCGGAAACTTTTCTCTCGAATAAAAGGGGGCATGTATGAAACTGAATAATTTTGGGATAGACCCTGAAACAAAAATTCATAAAAAAATCCTCACGGAGACAGAGAGCTGTTTTCTCGGCATTATGTGGACGGAATGCAATGGCAGGGAAAACGCAATTTCGGCAAACGAATTGGCAGTCAGATTTGATTTTGCGCTTAGAGATGTCATGCCTGGGCGCAAAAAAATAGCCGCAACAATTGCCAGGGTAAAAGATTTGCCGGAGTTTCAAAAACAAAAACGCATGGTCAGATATATCCAGAATCATCTTATTACCATGCATGATAATATTCCTGTTTTTTCCACTGCCGGCAAGGGTGGAGGTTACTGGATTGCAGACAACAAAGATGATGCCACAGATTTTTATAATGCTTTCCGAAAGCGGGGCATGACGGGTCTGGTAAAGGCCTCCCGGGGTAAAAAGGCGGCTTTTGTTGATATGATGCAGCAGCTTTCATTTGAGTTTGAGGATAGGGCTGCTGATATCGGCATACTCAATGCGTCTGATATATCACCAGGCGATTCAGCCGCAATAGCAGTTGTGGACTCGTTTCTTTCGCGGATGACAAAAAATCCTGAAAAATTTTCGGCAGGCTTAAAACGATTATCAAAAAAATATGGAAGCATCCTGCTTGACAAAACAGAAGTTGCAGCAATGAAGGCAAAGGCATCTGAATTGTCTAAGCTGGTGGAGGCGCTGGGATGAAATTAAAACAGAGACTTAAAGAATAGCACAATTAGTATATATAATGAAAGATACCTAAAAACTTGGCATTAACGAAACAGGAGGTGGGCAATGGCGCAAATAATATTAATTGCAGATGGAACACTTAACAAAGACATTAATGAAATAGGCGATATTGTGGGAATACATGATGATGATGTCGCTTTAACCGGATCAGGATACTCAGGGTATAAAATTATTAAAGTTGAAGGCAAGACATGTGCTGAGGTGAGAAGTATTTTAAGCCCCAAAGCCCCTGAGCAAAAAAGAGCTGTCAAGGTTACGGCAGGCAAGTTGTGCTTTATGGAAGAGAAAGAGGTTTGGAAAAATGATAAAGGGGAATGGTGTGATTTGATAGCCAGGCCAAAGTATGCCTTATCTTTTAAAGATGTCTCTGAATTGGAAGTGGCAACATTGGGCGATAAAGAAATAAATTTCACGGCTAAAGACATAATTTTGAATAAAGTTGTTGAAAAAATCCATCTTGACGAGAAGAATAATGAATTAGTTCCAGACCTTAACTTATAGGAGGATAAATGCCAGAACCTGTCTTTTATAGCGTCAGCCCATTCGGTACCGGAACTATTGAAACCGGAGCAGGTACAATCACCATCACTGATGGAGTTGCTACTTTATCTGTTGCGCAAACAGGTAATATAGGCGCAGGGGTTTGCATAGAATATAATTCTTTAGAATGTTTTATTGCTCCTAATCGAATTGGTTTTGATAGTGGAGGAACTGCTGAACTCTTAGTAGATACTAAAATTGAGGGTGAAACGTCTGATGCAACTGGTATAGTAAGATTTGTGGAGCTAACTTCGGGCACATGGGCAGGGGGTGATGCTGCTGGCTGGATTTACTTTGAAAAAACAACTGGAACATTTCAAGACAACGAACAGATAAACAGAACAAAACCTACAAGCTCAACTAATATTGCTACCACTAATGGTTCTTTGCAGGGCAATATCGGTGGATCAAACGATGAATATTGTGTTAAAACAGCTACTGGTGGAACTCCTGCAAATCAAACCGCAACTGCTGTAACATCTATTCACCACGTTTGGGCAACACTCTCAGCTTTTGAAGCGGCTTTTACAGGGGCAAGCTTTATTAACAATACCGATTTGACTGATGCTGATGTGGTTGCTCATGCTTGTATATATTACGACCATGCCGATTATACTCCTGATTCAACTTCCACAGTTATCAACTGGGGAGGGACTACCGATGCAACAAGAAAATTAGTTATTTATACTCCCACAGGAAATGCTGAAAGTATAAGTAATCAACGGCATAGTGGAAAATGGGATAGTAATAAAGCTTATACACAATTAGCTGCGAGTGATCGGTTTATAGAGTATCAGGAAAGTTTTATAGACACACAAGGACTTCAGTTAGATGCTGTAAACGCTACTTCAGCCATTCTTGATATTGATCCAAGCGCAGCGAATGGTGAGTATAATATAGATTCTACAATAGGTAAAAATGCTACAGGGACATACCAAACGTATATAAACGCTGCAGACTCAAAAGTATATACAATAAATGTTAAAAACTCTGTGCTTGATGGAAATTCAGGGTCTTATGGTAAGGGGATTTATGGCAACCAAGCATCTCCAATATTAAATATATTTCATTGTACTGTCTATAACATGACTGGAAATAGTTGTGGATATGGTATTGGCGGTTATAATGCTCCAGCGATAACAGCCACGAACAATGCTGTATTTTTAAACACAGATGATTTTTTTGGCACTAATAATACTATTACTTATTGTGCTTCTGATGATGAGGACGGAACAAACTCACAATTGCTTGATTCGTCTGGCACACCCGCATATGGCACCGAGTTTACAGATGCCGCTGGAGGTGATTTTTCATTGCCTGAAGGGTCAATCTGTATAGACAACGGCACTTCTCTTGCCTCTTCGGAAGGTATATGGCGAGACATAGCAGGAAACGAAAGAGGTGCAACGCCCGACATAGGGGCTTTTGAGTATATAGCGGCAGCCGGTACCACAATAACCGTAACAGACATAGCCACAGGAGCAGACAGCCTGAAAAATATCAATGTTGGCCTATCCATATCAGACACAGGCGCAGGCTCAGATAATCTAACTGGAAGCGCAGCTTTTTCCATATCAGACACAGGCTCAGGCGCAGACAATCTAACTGGAAGCGCTGCTTTTTCTGTAACAGATGCAGGCACAGGCACAGACAGCCTGTCTGCCATGTCAGTGTCATTGACCGTGCAGGACACATCGGCTGCAGTGGATCTGATTTCAGGTATTCTCAATGCAGTAAATATATCTGATACAGGTTCAGGGATAGACGCCATAGCGCAAGTCATATCCTCTCTGCTGCTGTCAGATACAGGCGCCGGCATAGACTCTGTGTCAATCAATACCGGCGCAACAATAAAAACTGTAACAGACACAGCCACAGGAGTAGACAGCCTAACAGGGCTGTCTGTCAATCTTAATATTAATGATGCTGCAGCCGCGTCCGATATTATCGGACAGATTATAGCCGGTATATCTGTATCAGACACCGCCCAGGCCGCAGACATTATTGAAACATTAAAAACAGCCCTGATAACTGTATCAGATACAGCATCCGGGGATGATTCCGTATCTGTTACAGCATCCGTAACTGTATCAGATGCCGCCCAGGCAGCAGATATTATAAACCAGGTGGCGGCGTTCATCAGCACGGCAGACTCAGGGTTTGGCACGGACGTTGTTATTTCATTTTCAGGCACCGCAACCGGTAAGTTTAAAATTACATTTACCGCCAAAGCGCCGTCTATAAATTTTACAGCAAAAAAACCAGACATAACTTTTAATTAGAAAAAGGAGAATCATGGAAAAGCTATCTGACAAAATTAACTATAGCACAAAATGGACAATCAACAGATTTAAAAACGACGATGATTTTAAAAAAAACCTGCCATATTCAGTCTCGGAAATTAAAGGAAACCTGCTGTTGAATGAAGGCATAACAGCCCTGCTTAACCTCCTGTCAGGAGCTGCCGAAGATGCATTCAATAATACAAATGCAAATATAGGGGTTGGCGATTCAACCACAGAAGCCGCTGCCACACAAACCGGTCTCCAGGCTGTAACCAACAAACTATATAAGGGAATGGAAACCGGTTATCCGTCAATTTCAGGCCAGGCAATAACATTCAGATCGGTTTTCGGAAGCACTGAGGGTAATTTTGCATGGCAGGAATTTACAGCTGCCAGCGGAACAAGTGATTCAGCAGACAATCTCAACCGCAGAGTAGATGATCAGGGAACAAAAGCAGCCGGTCAGACATGGACAATAGATCTTGAGATTACATTTTCATAACACGAGGATTTTATGACAACGACACTATTACCAAATGCAGTAGAAAAAAGCACATATGCTGTTACAGCTCAGTTCACAGATGAAGACGGTGACGCTGTAATCCCAAACAGCGTCACCTGGTCTCTTACAGATTTAAGCGGGGCTGTAATTAACGAGAGAGACCAGGTAAGCATATCGCCTGCGTCAAGCATATGCGTAGTGTTGTCCGGTGATGATCTTGCCCTTGAATCCAGGAGGGACGGGCGCAGGGTTGTTACAGTTGAAGCTGTTTATTCATCAACCCTTGGCGCGTCCCTCCCCTTAAAAGCCGAGCAAGAATTTAAAATCATTAACCTCGCTAAAATAACATGAAACTAATCTGCCCCTCATGCGGAGCAATCCACAGCGTTGAAGCCTGGCAAAACGATGTAGCAGCCCGCCAGTGCCTGAAACTTGCAGGTGAAATGCCAGGCGATATATCAAGTCGCTGCTTTGCATATCTTGCATTATTCAGACCCCCTGCCAGAGCTTTGTCCTGGAAAAAGGTTTTGCGCCTGCTGCATGAAATACAAACTCTAACAAAAGAAGGCCATATCCAATGGGACAGAAGACCTGCCAGGCCGTGCACCCAAAAAATGTGGGGGCAGGGCCTGGAAAAGATTGTTGAGAATCCGCCCCAGCGTCTGCCCTTAAAAACCCACGGATATCTTAAATCGATTGTGTACGATTTGGCGGATGAAACCGACAGACACAAAGAAGTCAAACGCAATCAAACAGAACGGAATGGAAGCTTTTCCAGAACCCAAAGCGGCGGTGATGTAGGGGCAGCCCTCAGTGGCTGCCCGTCAAACCCCCGTGGCGGCCCGTCAGACCAAAAGCCAGAAAGAATCAATTTTGAAAATATGAAAAAAATTACGGCGAATTATCGTAAAAATCGTTTGTCGTAGGGGCAGCCCCCCGTGGCTGCCCTACATAGGGCAGCCACAAGGGCTGCCCCTACAAGGAAATAAACAATGAATGACCCTGTAAAACATCAACAGCAAGAAAAACCCTTGACAATCAAAACAAACATAAATATAGCTGAAAATACCAGTAATACAATGCGAGGCTGTCTCCGGTCTTTAACCGCATCAAATATATGATGCAATAAGGGGGTTTTTAGTTTCAGGGCGATTAATTCTTGCGCCCGAGTGTCTCGGTGTGGTGACGCGCCGGGGCGGTCTCGTATTGAGCCGCTGGTAACACTCGGGCGCATTTTTTTTGCCCAAAACCTAAAAACTCAATACGGAGGCAAAACCATGATTACAGAAACAAAAACAGACCAATCTGCATCAAACCTCATTAACTTTCAAAAAAATGAACTCGTCAGCGCCACCAGGAATGGAAAACCCGTCATAACATCGTTGAAGATTGCCAAAGATTTTGAAAAAGATCACAATCATATCTTAAGAGATATTAGAAATCTTAAATGCTCATATGAGTTTTCACTGTCCAATTTTGGGGAGTCAGATTATGAAAAGCGCGGGAAAAAATATCCCATGTGCCTTATCACCCGGGACGGATTTGCAATCCTCGCAATGGGTTTTACTGGCAAAAAGGCAATGGAGTGGAAAGAAAAATACATAGCCGCCTTTAATGCAATGGAAAAAAACCTTTCAGATATGCATGTTTCCATCCTCCCCATGATTTTTAAAAAAATTGACAAACTTGAGAATAAATTTGACAGCTTGAGAATCAACTCCAGCCATTACGGCCCTGTCTGGGCTTTCGCGCATAAATATTGCCATGTAGGCATGAATCATGTTGCTGCCAAGGATGATCTTTACAGTGTTTATATGCAGCATTGCCAGACAAATAGTGTTCATATGGAATGCAAGTCTCATTTTTTCATGAAGCTTTATCACGCTGTCGAAGCCGCCTATTCATCCACAATGATGATGCACGGTTCCAAAATAAGGGTGGTAAGAGGCATTGGCCTGAAAAACTATTACAAAAACCTCCTTCAGAAAAACATAAGGGAGGCAAAATAAATGGCAAACCAAACACAAACTAATATTGATTTTGACAAAGCCATTATAAACCTGCACAGTATCCGCGGCTGTATCGGCGTTATGCACTATGTGCTGAGCCCTTCCGGTAAAAAGCTTTCGCCCCTGCAGGATGATTTTGGGGCATTTTTATTTGACATACATGAAAAACTTGACCAGACAATAAATTTTTTGACAGAACAGTAAAAACCCTTGACATCCGCAAACTGATTCAATTATTATAGTCTCACAATCAGTTTGCGGATCTTGCTTTTTTTTTGGCAGCCGCCCCGGTATAAAATATAAACCGGTACCTTTACAGCAAAATGTTGTTAATTTGCAAAAGGTACCGGTTTTTTTGTTTTTATACCTTGTTTTTCAAAAAAAGGGGGCAGCATGAACAAACAAGACTGACAAAATATCAGACATTTCAAACCCTCAGACCTAAGATCAAACCCCCAGATATGGAAACGAGAGAACAAAAAATATATTTATTTTTTAAAATAATAAAGGAGGAATCATGTCGAAAAAAAAAATCTATAAATCAAAAACCTTCTGGACTGGAGCTGCTGCAGTAGTAGCGTCGGCTGCAGGGTATTTCACCGGTGAGATGGCTCTCGGCCCTGCCATGCAGACCGGCTTTACCGGCCTGCTTGGAATGTTTTTACGAACAGGCATGTTAAAAGGCGGCATATAATGACACCGGATCAATTAACGGCAATATCCATGTTTGTCAGTCTCTTTTCACATATGGGAGGCTGGCAGTTTGGAAGCGTTCTTTTTTGCATTGTCATAGGACCCTGGGTTGCGGCATTCATTCTTGTATGGCTCCAGGGGCAAAGATTTGAACGGGTCGTAAAAATGTACGAGAATAATATTTTTCTGGTGGAAGACTACGCAAAACTGGCGATAGATCTTCACGATATCGTAATAATGAACACCCAAACAATGACAGAGCTGGTGGAAAGCATCAAAAATCAGAGACATAATTAAAAACCCAGGGATAAAAACCGGAGATATAACCTATGATGACAGAAAAAATTAAGTTCCAGGGGAGGCTTGCAGGCAAACAGCTTGCAAAAAAACAGCTTACCCTGAAAATAGAAGGCCTTATTCTTTCAATTCGGGACATTCTTGACCCCTTTGCTGAAATACCTGCGCTTAAAACCGATATCGCTGCAGAGCAGAGCATTCAGCTTGCTGAAGCTGTTAACGATTACGCATCTTTGCAGTCTGAAATCAAAGAGCTTGAGAGATATATTAATGTCTAAGGAAATTTCCTGGGAAATAAGAGAAAGAGCTGAGGAACTCTATGTTTACGACGGCTATACATTTGAGCTTGTCGCAGAAACAACAGGGGTCTCCATCTCTCAGTTGAAACGCTGGAGCGCAGCCGGTGGGTGGAGAGACAGAAAAAAAGAACACAGACAAATCTTAACAGAGCTCAAACAAAAAAAGATGCTTCTCCGACAGCGCCTGATTAACTCTGCCCTGACCTCAGACTCTCCTGACCCCCAGGCGGTTTATGCTTTTGCACGTATGGAAGAGCTGTCAATCAGGGATACGCAAAAAGAAACTGCGCCCGAACCGGTAACAGCCGAACCAGTCAAATGCAATACACCTGCCGAGGCAGTTAAGGCTTTGCAGACAGTAGTGGAACGAAAACTCGGCAAAATGCTTGTTTCACCTGAAAACCTGACACTGAAAAAAATCAGGGATTTTAAACAGGTTTTGGAACTTATTGAAAAAATGGCAGCCGAACACCAGGTAAACGAAGACAAAACACCTGCGACAGAGGCAGACCGTGAACGCCTCATTAATGAGGTCGACAAAATACTGGGCGTGAAATGAAAGAAACAGATTATTTTTTGCCATACCAGATTGCCTGGCTAAAGGATCATTCCCGCCGCAAAATTTGGGAAAAATCCAGGCGAATCGGCGCAACCTACGTGCAGTCCTACGAAGACGTGCGCGACTGCGTAAAAATGCCCGGCCTGCCTGTCTGGTTTTCTTCAGCCGATGAATCCGCTGCAAAAGAATATATCCTCTACTGCGAACAATGGGCGAAAATATTCAAGGCAGCCGGTGAAATTCTTTCAATCAAAGAGGAAGTCCTGGATGAAAAAAACGGAGTTAAAGCCCTGGTAATACATTTTGCAAATGGCTCCAGGATTCACGGCCTGTCAAGCAACCCTACAGCATTCCGTTCAAAAGGAGGAAAAACAAACCTCGATGAATTCGACTGGCACAAGGACCAGCCAAAGATGTATGCAGCCGCCAAACCCTGCGTGACATGGGGTTATGATATGCGGATACTCAGTACATATCAGTCAAACGCAAGCCTGTATGCGCAGTTTGTAAAAGACGCAAAAAAAGCCGTATCAGAAGGAAAGATTCCCACCTTCTCCCTGCATACGGTCACAATATTTGATGCTGTTGACCAGGGCCTGCTTGACCGCATCATGGGCAAAGAAACAACAAAAGAAGAGCGGGAAGCCTGGCTTGCTGAAGAAAAAGCAGCATGCGGAGATGAAAATATATGGCTTCAGGAATATTGCTGCATACCTGTTGACGAAAACGATGCATTCCTGACCTGGGATCTGATCCGGCCCTGCGAGGATGCCGGCGCCGGAAAACCTGAACTTGCCGGAACCGGAACATTTTATATTGGAAACGATATCGGCCGCCGTCATGATCTCGCAGTTTTCTGGGTACTTGAAGAGGTTGGAGATGTATTCTGGACAAGGGAAGTCTCAAAGCTGAAAGGTGCATCATTTGCAGCACAGGATGATGAGCTTGACAGACTGATGGATACATATAATCCCCTTAGAATCTGTATGGATCAGACCGGAATGGGTGAAAAACCCGTTGAAGATGCAAAAAAAAGATATGGAGAACACAGGGTTGAGGGCGTGATTTTCACGGGCCCGTCAAAACAGGAACTTGCATTTGAATTGCGCAGACGTTTTGAAGACAAACAGGTCAGGATCCCGATTGATCAGGATACCAGGCGCGCTCATCATTCAGTCAAAAAAACAGTCACGGCAGCCGGAAATATCAGGTTTGATGCAGACAGAACGGAAAAAGGCCATGCCGATGAATTTTGGGCTCATGCCCTGGCAGTACATGGCGCATCTGAGCCTGCTGGAATTATTGAATTCGAGTCAACAGGCCGCAAACGAAACTTCACCCGCATGAATAATTATTTCGGAGCATAAATGCAGGAAAAAAATAAAACAATAATCACAGACGAAATTGCAACTGCTGAAAAAGATATTGATGTTTTTGCCGGCTGGATCAAGCGCCTTGAAAACCCCGACCCTACCTTGCGCACCGAAGCCGGCGGCAAGGGGCTGAAACTTTATGATGAAGTGGACCGTGACCCCCATGCCGGCGCTGTTTTGCAGTCCAGATCTTTTTCCGTAATCAGCAAAGACTGGGAGATACTGCCTGGAGAAGATACAGCGCCCGCTGAAAAAATAACCGAATTTGTAAAAGATGCGCTTAAAAACACAAATTTCAACCAGATGCGACAGGAACTCCTGCAGGCGATTTTGTACGGTTTTTATGTTTCAGAAGTGATCTGGGAGATTAAAAACGGTAATATTTTGCCCCGGCGCATCCGTGCGAAACATCCAAGACGGTTTTCTTTTACTACAGACCGGCAGTTACGGCTGTTAACGCCTCAAAACATGATTGAAGGGGAGCCGGTTCCCGATCGCAAATTTATACGGTTTACATACGGTTCATCAGACAATCCCTATGGCAAAGGCCTGGGGCAAAAACTCTGGTGGCCGGTATGGTTTAAGAAACATGGAATTAAGTTCTGGATGGTGTTTCTTGAAAAGTTCGGCATGCCGACTGCTGTTGGAAAATATCCATCAGGCACAGAACCGGACCAGCAATCAGCGCTTCTCGATGCAATTGATGCAATACAGAATGAAGCTGGTGTAAAAATACCGGATACAATGGCAATTGATCTGCTGGAGGCAACACGCTCCGGGAACGTTACATATGAGTCTCTGTGCGAATATATGGACAAACAAATCTCAAAAGCCGTGTTAGGCCAGACAGCTACAACAGAGGGGACGCCCGGCAAACTCGGCAATGAAGACGCTCAGAATGAAACAAGGCAGGATGTTATGGAAGCGGATGCAGGGCTGCTTGATGAGTGCATGAATAACAGCCTGATAAAGTGGATTACAGATTATAATTTTCCAGGTGTGTCAAACTATCCCAGGCTGCACACTCGTACTGAAGAGGAAAAAGACTTAAAACCTCTTGCAGATCGTGACAAGATTATCATTACAGACATGGGAATGGGCAAACGGATACCAGAAACATATATAAGCGAAACCTATAACATCCCTTTGGCAAACGATAATGAGGCAGTTATAGGGCAAGTGGCCGGAAAACAGGCACTAATGGGCATTGAAAAAGAGTTTTCATCAGGCACAGCGCATGATCTGGCCGATGTTCTTGCAGACAGGCTGGATGTTGAATCTGCCGGAATGGTTGATGATTTTACGGAAAAAATAAAAGCCCTTGTGAGTAAATCAGAAACCCTCGAAGAGGTCAGAGACGGTCTTCTTGATCTGTACCCGAAGATGAATGCATCTGAGCTTGGCAGTCTCATGCAAAAGGCATTTACAGCAGCCGAACTTTCAGGACGCTATGAGGTGATTAATGACGATTGATCCTCATCTTGAAAATTTATCCTTTGACGAAGCAATAGAGTTTTTCAAGGGCAAGATCAACATCCCGACCAGGCGCTGGAACGATCTCTGGAAAGGTATGCACTCCAGGGGCTTTATGGTTGCAGGGGCAATGAAGGCAGACCTTCTGACCGATTTTTACGAGACTGTTGAAAAGTCAATATCCGAAGGCATGACACTATCGCAGTTCAGAAAAGATTTTGACGAAATTGTTGAAAAGCACGGCTGGGCATACAAGGGCGGACGCAACTGGAGAACCCGTATAATTTTTGAAACAAATATCCGCACTGCATATTCAGCAGGCAGATATGCGCAGATGACAGATCCGGATACTTTGAAAGACAGGCCGTACTGGGAGTACAGGCACGGAGACTCTGTCAATCCAAGACCTGAGCATCTCGCCTGGGACGGAAAAATCCTGCCTGCAGACGATCCCTGGTGGCAGACACATTATCCGCCAAACGGCTGGGGCTGCAAGTGCAAGGTGTTTGCCTTATCTGAACGTGATTTAGAACGTCTCGGCAGGGATGTAGACAAGGCACCTGATGACGGGACATACCGGTGGACAGATAAAAAGACTAAAAAAACACACACAGTTCCAAAAGGCATTGACCCTGGCTGGGATTATAACGTTGGCGAAGCTGCAGGTCAGGAAAAATGGAAGATTGATCTTTCAAAGTATCCGGCAGGCCTGCAAAAACATTTAAAAACAACATAAGGAAGAATAATGAAAAACTTTAAAGGGTTTGATGACTGGATTGAAATTTTCAGGGGAGGAAAACAGATTGACAGCACTGGCCGTGAGCACGACGGCGATGCCGTTATCGATAGAGCCGTTGCAACATTCAGCGCAAAAAAGCATGAGCCTCCTGTTGTTGTAGGGCATCCAAAAGACAATGCCCCGGCGTTCGGATGGGTTGCAGATCTGAAAAAATCAGGGAACCTGCTTTTGGCAAAGTTCAAAGATATTGTTCCGGAGTTTAAAGACGCTGTGGCAAAGGGAATGTACAAAAAACGATCCGCAAGTTTTTATCCGGACGGCAGGCTTCGCCATGTGGGCTTTCTTGGAGCTATGCCGCCGGCGGTCAAGGGTTTAACTGATCTGTCGTTTTCAGATGATGACGATGCAATGACGTTTGAGTTTTCAGAAACAAACCCCTGGACATGGCAAACCATAGCAGACGTGTTCAGAAAATTAAGAGAATGGCTGCTGGAAAACGAAGGGAGGGAGACTGCCGACGCAATAATACCAGACTGGGATATAAAGACCGTAGAAGACGAAAAAACAGCTTCACTGAAACCGGACTCAATAGAAGCCGGTTTCAGTGAAACAAAAACACAAGAGGAGGATGCAATGTTTACAGAAGAGCAGATGGAGGCAGCAAAAACACAGGCGGCTGGAGAAGAACGCAAAAAAGTTGAAGCCGAGTTTGCTGAAAAACAGCGCACGGCCAAACAGGAGGCCGTTAGACAGCAGATTTCATCTTTTTGCGATACAATGCTCAATGAGGGAAAGATAATCCCTGCATGGGCTAAATCAGGGCTCTCAGAATTCATGCAAAGCCTTGAGGCCGTGGATGAAATTGAATTTTCAGAAGGAAAAAGCAAAGAATCACAGCTTGCCTGGTTCAAAAACTTTTTGGAAGAATTGCCAAAAACCGTGAACTTCAAAGAGATTGCGTTAAGAGACACGGATATCAGTACAGGCGATGCAGCCGCAAAGCTGGAGAAATACACGAAAGAAAAAATGTCAGAAAAAAAGATCGGGTACAGCGCCGCTTTTGCAGAAGTACAGACGGAACACCCGGGCCTTGTGACAGAATACATGGATGAAATGAAGGGATAACGTAGAGACAGCTTTGAAACCCGTCTCTATCAATAGAAAACGGCGGTGATGTAGGGGCAGCTCCCCGTAGCTGCCCTTGTTTAAAACCCGTATCTATCAATATAAAACGAAAGGGGAAAAAATAAGATGGCAACCGAAAATAAAGTAATAGACCTGTCTTTTGAGGCAGACGAAGATCTTTCAAGCGATCAATATAGATTCGTAGTTCTTGATACAACAAGCAAAAAGGTTCGCAGGCCAAACGCGGCAACTGATATTCCGCTTGGTGTCCTTCAGAATGCGCCTGCAGCAGGGGAAGCCGCTGCAGTCCGGCCGGTGGGCTGCGGAGGGGTATCAAAGGTGATTTTGGGGGCAACCCTTACAGCAGGAGTGCTTGCCACACTGGAATATATTGGCGCAACAGACGCAGGAAAGGCAAAGGCTGCAGCGGCGACAGCATACACTGCCGGTCTTTTGCTTGAAGGTGGCGCCGAAGACGATCTCGGCAGTATTCTTCTTGCTCCGTTGACTGTCCACGCGTAGCAGCAGGCTGAACTTTACGGGGTTGAAACCCGTCTTTACAAAAAACACAAAATAAGGAGATCGTTAAATGCCAGGAATAAAAGACTTAATAGTAGCAGGGCCGCTTGCAAACGTGTCCGCAGCCTACAAAAACAAAGATTATATAGCGGATCAGGTTTTTCCCATCCTTGATGGAGCAGACCCAAAAGCAAAAATCACAAAGTATCAGAAAGGAGCATGGTTCAGGGATGAGGCTGGCATTCGCGCCCCTGGGACAAGAGCGCAGCGCGGGTCATATCCTCTCACCAGTGTTTCGCTTTCAACAAAAGAATATGCATTTGCATCTGAAGTTACGGATGAAGACAGGAGATTTGTTCAAAGCCAGGGCGCTCCTGCGATCAAGCCGGATCAGGATGCCATAGAGCTGGCATCAGACAAGGTTGATCTTAAAAAAGAAAGAAGAATTGCGGCCGCTGTTACCGGTACAACCTGGGTGGACGGAAATTCAGGCGGAGCAGATGCTGAAGGGTTATGGGCGCCTGCAGGATCAACAAATACATTTCTTGCAGATATAATAACAGGCACAAAGGCGATTAAAGCTGCAACCGGAGTCAGGCCAAACACATTAGTTCTCGATTTTGCAACCTATATGGCGCTCAAGGAGTGCGAGGCAGTCTTAGACAAAATCAAGTACACCCAGCGCGGGGTTTTAACAGCTGAGCTGCTTGCAGCCATCCTTGATCTTGATCAGGTGCTTATAGGATCTGCAGTATATTCAGACGCTGAAGAAACCGCAGCAGGTACGGATTTTAATGCCGTCGATATCTGGACGGTCAATGCAGGCAAAGGCATGGGTTTTCTTTATCATCGCGCCCCAAAAATTGGCTTAAAAATGCTTACCGCAGGTTTGCAGGTCAGGATTGCATACGAAAACGGACAGCCGCGAAGAACAACAACGTGGCGGGAAAAAGCGGAACATCAGGACGTATATGAGGTTGCAGAGGAGACAGACATCGCAGTAGTGGCCTCTGATGTTGGGTATCTATGGGCAGATACATACGCAACATAATAAGCCGGGGGCGGATATAGAATCCGCCCCTGCCGAATGAAACACAAAAAAGGACAAAAATGAAAATAAAATACATGGGTCCAAGTCCATCCGTTAATATTGGAGGGCATCCTGCGCATATAAAGGGCGAGATAGTAGAGTATGCTGAAGATGTTGCGAAAGATTTGCTGGCGGATAAAAAACAAAAATTTGTGCAAGTAAAAAACAAGGGAAAAGAGGTTAAATAATGGCCTATTGCACCCTTGACGACATAAAAGAACAGATCCCTGAAAGTGAGCTGATACAGCTCACAGATGATGAGGATCTTGGAATTGTGGACGCTTCCATAACGGATCGGGCCATTGCGGATGCAGATGCGGAAATTAACTCATATTGTGCAGAACGCTACACTGTGCCCTTTGATCCCGTGCCTGATATTATCCGTAAGCGTTCAGTAGATATCGCCATTTATAATCTTTTTTCCCGGCGGCAGATATACAATGAGAACCGAAGCTCAAGGCATAAGGATGATATACGGTTTCTCGAAAGAGTATCAAGCGGGTCAGTTTCACTCGGCCCCAATGCCCCTGCTGAAACTTCGCAGGATACTGTTGGTGTGTCTACTGTAAAAACAGACCGTATCTTTTCAACAGGCCGTACATCAGACAGCTCTGCAGGCTCACTGGATAATTACTGATATGGGTATAAGCATAGACGTACAAATACAAGACAGAGCAATCAATAAAGCCCTGGCAAAGAACATTAATCTAAAGCCGGCAATGAAGTCGGTGGGAGAATATATGGTCAGGGAAAGGGAAAAGCTTTTCAAAGATGAAAAAGACCCTGATGGAAAGCCCTGGAAGCCCTTGAAGATCAGAACCTTATATTCAGCCTACGGAAAAAAAAAGTATACAAAAAAAGGCGGAATAACCGGCGCCTTTCAAAAATTTCTTACAGGCAGAAAGATTTTGACAAAAGATCATCATCTGCGCAGAACCGTGTACCGGGCAGGTATGGATTTTGTTGTAGTAAGTCCTGACAAAACAAGCAAAGATTATGCAGCCGTGCATCAGTTTGGAGGCAGGGCAGGCAGGGGGCTCGCTGCATTAATTCCGGTCAGGCGGCATCTTGGAGTAAACACAGAAAATCAAAGAGAGATTACTTTGATAATAAACGATTATCTGCGGAAAATATTAAAATGATTCTTGAAACACAGGCAGAGATTATAACAGCGCTTGAAACAATTGAATCTGTAATTACGGTTGATTCAGGCATAGGAGATTTTGAGGAACTGATCAAACAGCCTTATAAGCTCCCTGCCCTGCTTGTTGTATATGCAGGTGCACGGTTTGTGCCTGCGGAGATCATAGGCGCTGCAATAGCGAAACATGTAATGACTTTCACAGTCCTCGCAGTGATAAAAAACATGCGCTCAAACTCGGCCGGTGCATCTGACAGTTTTGATATGATTGAAAAAGTCAGGGAAAAATTAATAGGTCTAATTACATCATACGGCAGGTCGTGGCCTGTAACCGAGGATCTGGTTTTTGCAGATTCCGGCACATATGTGTACGGCCTGGAATATACAATCACAGCAGAAACAACAGGAGTATAAAACTATGGCACAGGCAAAGGGAAGCAAGGGACAAATAGTAATAGATTTTGAAACAACATACGGCTCAACACCTGATACACCGGCAGGCATATTATGCCCTGTCAACTCATCAGCATTAAAATCAACACGCAATCAGATTGAATCTGCAACAATTACAGGCCGTCGTGATCCTATTGAACCGTCAGACGGTAATATTGATGTTTCAGGCAGTATAACAGTGCCTGTTGATATCCTGAATTTTGGGAACTGGCTAAAGGCTTTGCTCGGAGATCCTGTCACAACAGGCACAGGCCCCTATAATCATACTTTTCAGGTTTCAGATGATGTTCCATCCCTCGTTATCGAACAGGGTTTTACAGATATCAATCAGTTTTTTCTCTTTAACGGCTGCAAGATAGATTCAATGAGTATTGATATTGGCGGAGATAATGAACTGACTGCAGATTTTGGAATTATAGGCGCAAAAGAAACCCTTGATACATCTTCATTTGATGCCGCTCCGGATGAGCTTGCCCTGACGAAATTTCAAAACTTTCAGGCTGCAATAACAGAAGGAGGCAGCTCTCTTGCCACTGCGCGTAACCTGAAAATGTCCTTTGCAAATAATCTGGATGCAGGTTCATACGTAATAGGCGGCGGCGGAATCCGAGGGGCGCTGCCTGAAGGAATTGTCTCTATTTCAGGATCCCTGGAGGCGATGTTTGAGGATGCAACCCTGTTAGACAAAGCAATAGACAGCACTGAATCAAGCCTGGTGACAACATTCACATCAGGCACAAATTCCCTTGAGCTCACAATAAATGAGCTGACGTATAAACGAAACTCTCCTGAGCTGTCAGGCCCTGGAGGAATCTGGGTATCACTTGAATTTACAGGTTATTTTCAGAATGCATCACCTGACGACACATGTTTTCAGGCTGTTCTTATTAACGACCAGGCATCGTATTAAAGGTTTTGGGTTGTGGGTTTTGGGTTTTTGGTTGGATGAATTATTAAATGTTTTGGGTAGGGGCGAATCTTGTGTTCGCCCGTCTCCACAATCATAATCGTCATTCCCGCGAAGGCGGGGATCCATGTCGTCATTCCCGCGAAGGCGGGAATCCATAAAGGATGAACAAAATGCAATTAAAAAACATAGCAAAGCTTGAAATAACAATTGACGATGCAGTTTTTTTTGTAATCCCTGAGACACTTCCGTCCAGGACACGCTGCATATTAAAATCATTACAGGATGTGCCTGATAATACAAAGGGCAACAACATAGAAAGCGTACGTGTTACGTTGTTCGCATACTATTGGTGCATAGAGCATGTTGTGGGCTGGTCAGATATTGTTGACCATAAAAGCGAGCCTGTAACATGCTCTACGGATGCAAAAGCCATGCTGTTTTCAGCAAATGACAAACTGGCATACAGGATTATGGCCGATGCTGTGGCTCAATGGGACACTGTAAAAAAAAAGTCTTTGAATACGGGAAATGGACATGCAGACATAGCCCGAAAATGTGCAAAACATGCCGGGAAAACGCCAAAATAAAAAACAGAACGCCTGTGTGCGAAGGCTGTGATAATGCGCCGCCAGGCAATCTTCCACGCATCGCAGCCCTGGCAATCGAAATCGCACAATCAACCTGCTGGATGGACTCATTCGGCGGCATAAACCAGCAGGCAATATACTCAGCCATTACTTTTTACAGCTTTGACACCATAAAACATTATCTTAATGACCTTATTTTATCTTTTTGTTCAGGGGTTTTGACGGAAAAAAATGCAAAAGAATAAAGTTGAAATAATAATCAGCGCAAAAGACAAAACATCCAAGGCCTTTAAGACTGCCGGTTCGCATATGGAATCGGCCAAAAAGCAGGTATTTGGTTTAAAATCTGCTTTTATAGGGCTTGGAGTGGCTGTTGGAGTTGGCGGAGTAGCAAAAAGTTTCCTTCAAACAGGCATAGCAGCCGAAAAAATGGGAAGAGGGCTTGAGGCTGCGCTTGGTTCTGTTGAGGCAGGGGCTGAAGCTCAAAAGTTTTTAAGGCTTGAGTCGGAAAGACTGGGGCTTGTTTTTGAAAATCAGATATCGGATTTCCAAAAAATAGCAGCAGCGGCAAGAGGTACTGCGCTGGAAGGGCAGGCCGTAAAAGATATTTATACTGCTATGGCCGAGGCTTCAACTGCACTGCAATTATCATCTGCCGAAACAAGTGGCGCTTTGCTTGCCATTGGCCAAATGATTTCTAAAGGCACTGTGCAGGCGGAGGAATTAAGAGGGCAGCTTGGCGAACGTCTGCCAGGCGCGTTTCAAATTGCAGCTAAGGCCATGAATGTGACCACGGCGGAATTAGGAAAAATGCTTGAGATGGGAAAGGTCACTGCTGTTGATTTTCTTCCTAAGTTTGCAGAGGCATTAAGCGGACGTTATAAAGGCAGTGTGGCGGAGGCTTCCAAAACAGCCCAGGCGCAGATTAATCGTTTGCATAATGCATATTTTGAAATGAAAAAAGAGTTTATGGAAACCGGCGCATTGGATGCTTTTGCAAATGCTGTTAAAGCTATAACCCCTCTTGTTAAAGATCTGGGCGGGCAATTAAAGCTTGTAACAGAATATTGGGTAAATTTTTTTTCACCGCCAACGGCAAGAGACCATACAATAAAAAGAATACAGGAAATTAAAGGTCAGATAAAAATATTAGACGGAGAGCTTTCAAATTCTAAAGGAATGCTCGATTTCTGGAAAGGAGCAGGACATACTGAAGAGGCTGAAAAAAAAATAAAAGCGTATCAGTTTCAGTTAAAAACATTACAGGATTCATTGAAATATTACGATGGTAAGCCAAAAAAACAAACAAGCAAAAAACCTGTAATACCAATGCAAGACATTACAGTCCCTGGTCTGTCCCTCGGCGCTGCTGATTTTGGCACAAAAGAAGAGGACTTTGCGCTTTTTGAAATTTATACAGATAAGTTGAACTATGTTACTGAAGCTGCTTTAAATGCAAAACAGGCAATCTCCCAATGGCCTGTTTCCCCAGGCGAAGATTATGCAGGCCAGATAGTTGATTATGACAAACAAAACACAGAAAAATTTGAAAGCTTAAACGTCTTTTTGCACCGTGAAAAACAGGCAAAGCTGGATCAATTCGACTATAGTAAATTTCTGTTAAAGGAAGAAAATGAAATAAATAAGAAAAAATATGAAGACGACACCAAAATGCTGGAGCAATGGACAAAAACTTATGATGCTGAAATGGGAAAATTAAAAGAAACAACCAGCTCCACTTTCTCACAGGAGATGGCCACAGCAATAACAGGCTGGGGAAGCCATTTCTCATCCACATTAAACGATATGCTGTGGGATGCAGACGCCACATTCGGCGACATCCTGGAGTCCTTCGCAAAGATGATTACCCAGATGATGATTCAACAGGCAGTCGTAGCTCCAATTATGGGCAGCTTTACAGGCTGGCTTGGCGGTGCCAGTGCCACTGCCAGCGCCAAGGGCAATGTTTTCAGCGACGGGAATCTCGTTCCGTTTGCAAAAGGCGGAGTAGTAACAAAGCCGGTTGTTTTTCCTATGGCGCAGGGCATGGGCTTAATGGGTGAGGCCGGGCCAGAAGCTGTTATGCCCTTAACCAGAACTTCTGGCGGTGATCTCGGAGTCAAGGCTTTGTCCTCCGGAGTAACGGTCAACGTAATTAATAACACCAAAAGCGAGGTTAATGTTGAAAAAGGCAGATCCGGTAATGGCAGGCAGCTCATACAGATTGTAATTGATGAGGTTGCAGACAATATATCAAGGGGCGGTAATGTCGGCAGAACAATAAATTCTACATTCGGCCTTAACAGGGCAGGGGCGGTGAGATAATGGCAGCATGGCCAACAGGATTGCCGCAACTTCCATTACAGGAAGGGTTTTCAGAAACCACACCGGAGCTGACAATCCGAACCTCTATGGACGCTGGACCAGAAAAAGTCCGCCGCAGATTCACGGCAGGCAACCGGCCTGTAAAAATCAATATGAACATGACTGATGCGCAGGTAGAGATCTTTGACGCATTCTATCTTGCCAACTGTGCTTTAAGATTTGATTATGCGGCCCCCCGGACACAAATAACAAAGGAGTTCAGGTTCACTGGGCAACCGGTTTATACACCTTCAAAATCATTATTGTGGCGGGTGTCATTCGCCCTGGAGCAGATGCCATGAGAATTTTAAGCACAAATGCGCGTAAGGCAATATATGACCAGGAATCAGATGATCCTTTTTTTTTGTTGCTGACAATCGATCACGCAGATTTAGACCAGCCCTTATATTTCATTAATAACCGCGAAAATATAACAGTCGGTTCAACTGAATACACGGCTTTCCCGTTCCAGATAGACCTTCCAGCCGACAAAGAAGACGAAATAAGCCGCGTAAAACTGATTATTGATAATGTTGACAGGCAGATAGTGCAGACGATCCGCAGCCTTACAACAGCGCCGACAATATCCCTTGAGCTTTTATTTTATGACATGGAAACATCCACCGGCTTTGTGGAAGCCGGACCCTTTGATTTTACCCTGAAAACAGCGGACTATGACGTTCTTGCAGTTGAAGGGGATCTGTCTTATGAAAATATCTTAGACGAACCTTATCCGGCTGATACCTTTACCCCAAACAACTTCCCAGGATTATTTTAATGCCTGCCTGGGCAAATAATTATATCGGAAGAAAATTCCAGGACCCTGGCTTTACCTGCTGGGATCTGGTTGTGAAAGTGTACAAAGAGGTTTTTAATGTGCATTTAAACGATTTTTCATGGGCATATAAAAATGTAACATCTAAGGTTATACCCGATATAATAGTAAGAGAATCAGCCAAATGGCAGGATATCGCATCAGGACAAGAGCAGGCAGGAGATGTTATTGTTTTGCGGATTAAAACCTGTCCCTGGCATGTTGGAGTCGTTACTTTCCCTGGCACCATGCTGCACTGCGAACAAAAAGTGAATACCTGTATTGAAAAATATAATGGATTAACCTGGGGGAAAAAAGTAGTTGGTTTCTACAGATATGATAATATATAGCAGCCCCTTTTCACAGAAAAAGCAGCACTGGAACGTTATCCCAGGGGCTACTATCAGTGAGTCTATTGAAACAGCCGGTCTGTCAAATGCTAACCTTAGCATCTACTGTGAAGATGATCTTATCCCTCGTGCAAAATGGGGTTCATTCAAGATCAGGCAAAATAAAATAATCACGGTTTTTGTTTTTCCTTCCGGCGGTGGTGACGGTAAAAACCCAATGCGCACAATATTAATGGTTGCCACACTTGCCCTTGCAGTCGCAGCGCCTTATATGGCGCCGGCAGCCTGGAATATGGGTGCCGGCACAATTGGAGGCGGTTTTTTATCTGCTGGGGTTGGTATCGCAGGAAGCCTTGCAGTTAATGCAATATGCCCTCCTCCGGCAATAGACGCAGGCGGTTTTGCAAGTAATATGGGCATCCAGAACTCTTTTTCTATTACAGGCACAAAAAACAGATCAGCGCCATTCGGCACAGTACCGAAAATATACGGCACACATCGCATATTCCCTCCCCTTTCCTCAAAACCTTACACAGAGCTGATTGGCAATGATCAGTATATCCGTATGCTGTTTTGCCTCGGTCTTGGTGACCTTGACCTGTCTGAACACAAAATAGGCGAGACAGCAATTGCAGATTTTGACGATTGTGAAATAGTAGTCGGAACAACAGAGAACCTGCCCTCTATATATGAGACCAATGTGCAGCAGGACGATTACAACAACCTACTCCCCTCTTGGGAATATCAGACAGGCTCTGGAGGTTGGCCAACTCATGTGGACACTGAGTGGACGGTGATAACAGCAGCTGTAAACGCATCCGAAATCATATTTGATCTTACAGCCCCCCAAGGCCTATTTTACCTTGATAGGTATGTGCCTAACAATAAGCACGCTCTGGGCATAACCCTGGCAGCGCAGAAATCTGTAAGTGGCTCTGGTGTGTGGGAAAGCATCCCCGAGTTTCAGGAAGTTATTCCGGTGTGGCCTTGGACGACAAATCGCATAGGTATGGTGGGTGAGGACGGCACTGCATTGCGTCAGAGCTTCAGGCTTTCCGTAGATCCGGACGAACAGTGGGAAATCAGAATAAGAAGGATATGGCTTTCTATTGCCGGCGGAGATAGCGTGTGGGCTCAGGACCCATGCCATGAAGATCACAGCGACTATTTATATAATGATCTGTACTGGTCTTCAATGCGAAGCGTGATTGTTACTTCAGACAGCGATGCGCCTGTTAAAGCTCCTAATATGAATCTTGTAGCCCTGCGCATCAAGGCAACCGAGCAGCTCTCCGGAATAGTTGACACATATAACTGTGTTGCATCCGCAAAGCTAAAAACATATGACGGATCTGCATGGACTGCGCCTCTAACAACATCAAGTCCGGCATGGGCTTATGTCGATGTTCTCACAGGCGATGCAAATAAACGGCCTTTGGCAAATTCAAGGCTTGATGCAGATGCCTTCAAGACATGGGCTGACTGGTGTACTGCAAACAGTTTTGAATTTAACGGCGTCTTAAACTCCAAATCCACTGTATTTGAAGTCCTGCGGAAAATAGCACCCACAGGCAGAGGCGCATATGCTGTTGTGGACGGTCAATATTCTATTGTACATGATATCCCGCAAACCTTTTGTGTGCAGCACTTTACTCCCAGAAATTCATGGGGTTACAAGGGTTCAAAGGTATTTTCCGACGAAATTCATGCCTTTAAAATGCCGTTTCTTAACAGAGAAGAAAGCTGGCTGCCAGATGAGATGGTTGTATATGCAGACGGTTATACAGATGCAAACGCATCAAAATTTGAAAAACTTGAAGTCCCAGGCATAACCGATGCAGATCATCTATGGAAAACAGGCAGATACTACATTGCAAATGCTCAATTACGGCCTGAAAAACACATCCTGTATGTTGATGTTGAGAACCTGCGCTGCACGCGTGGCGACCTGGTCAAAGTATCACATGACGTGCCATGCTGGGGGCTTGGCTGGGGCCGCGTAAAAACAATACATCTGTCTGGTGATGATGTTGATGAGGTAACAACAGACGAAACCTTTACTTTTGAGACCGGAAAAACCTATGTGGCAAGGTTCAGGACGCTGAATAATGAAAGCGTACTGGCAAATCTCGTTAATCCCGGGACAGGTGAATATACAACCTTATCATTTTCCGCACCTGTAACCGGCGTGGATGTCGGCGATCTTATCATGTTTGGTGAGACAGATGAGGAAAGTGTTGATCATATTATTTACAGCATTGAGCCCCTGAACGACCTTACTGCCAGGCTTACGCTTATTGATGCCGCTCCAGGAGTCCATACTGCAGACTCCGGAACTATCCCGGCGTTTGATCCACATATTACTCAGCCGGTTGACATAACCTTACTTCCCCCTGCAAAGCCTGTTATTGACAGTATTATATCAGACCAGGCGGTCATAATATCCTCTGGGAACGGCGCTCTTGTCACACAGATGGTGATTAATTTCACTGTAGATAGTTTCACAAGCACTGTTATAGCATATTACAGGCTTGTTGTTGATCTTGTTGATGAAGATGATGTGCCGCTTAGTGCAAATCGTGCATGGAGAATTACACCCCCCTGCGAGGCATCACAGGGCAATATCCAGATAATAAATGTTGACGGGGATTGTGAGTATGAAGTGCTTATATTTGCTTTCTCCCCGTATGATATACGCTCAGAAGCTTCAGATATAGTTACTCATACAATAGAAGGGAAAAACAACCCACCGCAGCCTGTCACAGGCTTTGCTGCTTCAATCTTGTCAGAAGTTGTAAGACTGTCATGGGATGCAAGTATCGATACAGATTTATCATATTATGAAGTCCGATATGGAGCAGACTGGGACACAGGAATCTTTATATCGCAAACGTTAAGTATTGAGCTTGACATAGAACCAGCATGGACGGACAGCCGTACTTTCTGGCTTAAGGCAGTTGATACAAGCGGGAATGAAAGTCTAACCGCAGCAACATGTAGTCTAAGTATTACACAGGGAGTTGTATCTAACCTTATAGCAATGGTTACCGGGGATATTGTTTCGTTAGCATGGATTATAACAGAAGGTGAGCTGCCTGTAGCTGTCACTGAACTTAGAAGAGGTGATGTTTTTGAAGACGCGGATGTAGTTGGAACAATGAAAGGGACTACATCTATGGCGATACAGTCAGACGTGGGACTACACACGTATTGGGCAGTCACTATAGATTCGGCAGGAGTTTATGGAATCCAGGACTCTGTACTTGTTGATGTGGTAGGTGACAGCAGTTTTCTGCCGATTTCGGAAGTCGCACAGCCCATTTCAGGCGCACGTATATTTGTCATGCAGGATCAAGGCCTGGATCATCTGTATGTGAAGTTTGCTGACGGAAGAACCGTTAATCTGTCAAGCAGAACAGTCTATAATATTTCATATTTTATTGATACTTTAACAGTTCCAGAGCCTACAATAGCATGCGATGATACTTACACAGCAGGCAATGTGTATAGCAGCAACGAAGCCTTAACAGTGCCTGCGCCTACAATCGCACAGTCAGAAAATTATACAGCAGGTAATGCGTACAGCAGGGATGAAGATTTAACAGTACCCGTACCAACAGTAACTTGTGAAGCAGAATTATTATAATATTATAAGGAGAAAAAATGCACCCAACAAAAACAGAAGACAAATATCTTGAGTTTGAAAAGTTAAGCAGAATACTGCAAATACCTGTACCGCTGGCTCATTTGGCGGTACAGGTCAAGGATAAAGACGGGAAGATAACAGAAAGTTTTAAAGACCGCAGCCATTCTTGGAATCGTAATTTTTATAATTGTTTGTATTGTTTTGCTTGTTATCTCGGAGGTACTGGAACGGCAACTTTTGGAGCTGGTCATTTAAACACATTAAGATCGGGAGGGGCTATTAATACTATATCTAACGATTACCCCGAACTACAATACTCCGCCGCATTGGGAGACAACGGCGCCGGAATTTTAATAGGCACAGGTACAGATGCAGAAAGTTTTGAAGGGTATAATCTTGCTGCTCTAATTGCGCATGGCACGGGCTCCGGAGAAATGTCTTATGGTGCCTCACCTGCCGGTGTGCCAGCGTATACAAGTGGCACAAGAACATGGGATACAACTTTTGAAAGAATTTATAATAATAATTCAGGTGGAAGTATTGTGGTAGCAGAGGCCTGTTTGGCTGCTGATGAGAATTATTTTATTATGACATCCAGAGATCTATTATCCTCAGCCGTAACAGTAGCGGACGCAGGCCAGCTAAAAATAACCTATACAATATCAATGGTATTTCCAGAATAATATATAAGGAAGACCGCCAGTGGAAAGCAGCAACTTTCCACTGGCGAATGACTGTTCATAGCACAGCCAGACATCATAATTGACGGTCTTCCTGCTCGGACCGAGCACAAGGTTTATAGCACAAGCAACTATTGTGCACAAGGATGTGTTATGAACAGCCCGCTTGCCTACATCGGAGGAAAATCAAAACTATCAGAAACTATAATCAAAATGATGCCTGCACACAAAGCATATTGCGAAGTGTTTGCTGGCGCTGCATGGGTATTTTTCCGCAAAGAACCTTCAAAATATGAAACTATAAACGATCTTGACAGTGATCTGGTTTGTCTTTACAGGGTACTGCAGAACCATCTCGAGGAGTTTTTAAAGCAGTTTAAATGGCTGCTGGTATCACGGGAATGGTGGGAAGACTGGAAGCTGCAGCAGGAAGCAGGTGGACTTACCGACATTCAGAGAGCAGCGAGATACTATTATCTTCAGCGCCTGTGTTTTGGCGGCCGTGTGAAAAACCGGACATTCGGTACAAACCAGCTAAGCAAACCAAGAATCAATCTTTTAAGAATGGAAGATGAACTTTCAGATGTTTATTTTCGTCTCTCTAATGTTACAATCGAGAACCTGCCCTGGCATGAATTTATCAAGCGTTACGACAGACCCGAAACCTTTTTTTACCTTGACCCGCCTTATTACAAAGCCCCATACTATCAGCACAATTTAGAACTTTCTGATTATCATCACATAGCCATAGTCTTATCTGATACCAAATCCAAATTCATACTAAGCCTGAATGATCATCCAGATATTCGGGAAACCTTCAAGGAGTTTAACATCAAACCTGTCGAGTTGTCATACTCAGTCGCAAAGGCAAAACAAACACAAGGAAAGTAGCTTCTGATTACAAACTACTAAAGCTTTTTAAAGCTATCTGAAGCTGCTTAATTAAGATTAAGCAGCTTCTTTTAATTAAAATCAAAACGCTTTTTACAGAGGATATAATTTGCTTTTAAATTCCCCATATAAGGTGACAGAATTGTCCCATATAGGGTGAGATTTTATAGTGGGTCTAATGGAATAAAAACCTGCCTGGAGTTGATCCCTGTTCTTTGTTTAACAATTTTTACATAGCGTAGTAC